GGAGACTTCCTCTCTTCTTGAAACCAACGAAGAGAGATGGAGTGACCTGCTCATCTGCAAGGGCCTTTTCAAAGTCCTTACAGAGATTAGGCAGGGTTATCGTGAGAAACGATAACCCCTCGTTCTCAACCCGTCTCGTGACTTCTTCATAATCACGAGAGGCACTTGTGCAGCACCAGGTAGCATATTGATCTGCTACCTCCTTCCAGAGTAACATAAGGCTTTTCACCAATTCCTCCTAATGGGGTAATGTGGATCCATTAGCCATATGTCAACTCTCCCCTTGAGAGCTCAGCTCTCACCGTTCATGAACTTGACCAGATTGGCGTTCGTGCTTGCAGTCAGCAAGCCGAACGTTACGACGGCCAGGTCCTTGGTATACGTCGGCGTAAGCGTTGACGTAGTACCAATGAGCGGAACGTCGCAAGCAACCCAGACCGAAGCGGTTTGGGCCTGGTTCTGTGCCGAGACCAACGGATTGGCCTCCAGAACCTGCTTGTCGATACGGAAGAGCCGCTGAGCGCGGCCCTTCGTATACCGGTGGCTCACTCGGAGAGTGAGACCGTCGGTGGCGTTTGCAAAAGCGCCCGACGAATCACTGGAACCGGTCCTCGCAAGCGAGGAACCGGTGACAACTCCAGTGGTTACGAACGAAAGGGGATCGCTAAACATTGGCATTACTCCTTCACTGTCGTCTCACGACGATAGAGTTGGCTAGGTGTATTTCACCTTAACCAGGGTGAACCGCCCCTAGATAAGCCAAGAGCGGCGATGATGGCCTTCTGGGTACCAGAAAGATCAGTACTCAGATTAAGGCCAAATCCATAAGGTGTGGCATTCTGTCGTTGACAATACTTGTCCTCGGTTACTTTAGAGCAACCGAGGGCGTGATTAGTAACGACAGTAGTGGACTTCGATTCGTGCATGATGTAGCCATATTGCATGGCTAAACCATCATGCCCGAGCGCTGAGATGTTATGGATCACATCTCCGGCGTTGGAAAACCAATCGGCAGCCCACGACCACGGAGTTAGATTCCAGATGACCTCAGGTGTTAACCTGAGGCCTAATAGCTTATCAGCTTCGGCTTCTGCCCTACGAAATGAATCAAGAGCAGAAGAACCGACTGGAACATAGTACTTAAAGGCTCCTGCAAACCAAGTCCTCTCTTTGAGGATTGCAGAAACACTGCCTCTAAAGAAACTATTCAGTGCTACAGAGATAATCATATTATCTCTAGTTTCACTGACTGACTCTAGTTTGTCG